CCTTTTAACTGGTTGTCATCCATGAGAGTCTTTTTCTTCTTCTCTCGCTTGGAAGTCTTGTAGTCAATAACCAGATATCCACCATCATTTCCCTTGATTACACGGTCGATAACTCCTACAAAGTTGATATCATTCTTCTCGTCAAGAGGGACGTTTACTACTTGCTCAGTAGACATGGTCTCTCCAAGACCTTGATTCCAAAGAATAAAGTTTTCTAGACAGGACTTCATCCTATCATTATCACGGAAAGGCACTTTGTACGTTGAACGCTCTTGCTCCGCAATCCTCAACAGGGACTTAATGTCCTTTTCCTTGTAACCCAGTTCAAATATCTTGTGAATAAAAGACCCGAAATTCAAAGCGTCCTCATTCTTCGAGCCGAATCCCGGCAGTCTCAAGATGTATTTCAGTCTGTATTTCCACAGGCACTGGTCTATGATGTCTCCCTTAGAGGCACTAATACTATTTATGAACATGGGCTCTGATTCCTTCATTAGAAACTACTGTCTGGACAAGTTCCAGTTTAATTATAGACTTCAGAGTGATGATACTGAAATAGTAGTTCCATCTATCTTCGTAGATAATGACTATAAACGGCACATGTCTATCAACACAGAGACTGGGTTGTGGAGATGCTTTAAGACTGGTGAGGTCGGTAACTTCCTTAAGCTCTATGCTGTCCTGGAGAAGTGCAGTTACCGCGAAGCTTATGAGAAGTTTGTCTTTGAGGACTTCATGTCAGGATACAGGGGTCGGCGTCCCATCGAGGAGTTCGACCCGAACCAGATTGATTCGGACCTCGATGAAGCGGAGAACTTTAAGGTTGTGGAGGATCATCCTTTTGCCCAGTCCCGTGGTGTAAATCAATTCAAGTTCTACATTGCCACGGATGGGAAATACAAAGGCAGACTGATCATCCCTTTCATCAACCGCAACGGGAAGCTTTTCTACTTCCAGGCACGCGCTCTTGGTGATGAGCAACCTAAATATCTGAACTGCAAGAACTTGAAGAGTTCACAGGTTCTATACCCCTTTGATTACGGCTCTCAAGAGCCCCTATACATCACTGAGGGCGTGTTTGATTGCCTTAGCCTACAGGCGGTAGGGCTGAATGCTACGACCACTCTAAGCTGCTTTACAAGCCGTGAGCAGATGCTCCAACTAAGTCAGTATGCAGGCCCACTGGTATGTGCCTTTGACAGCGACGGCCCAGGTATTACTGGACGCCAGAAGTTTATGCGGCTGGCACACTGGGCTAGGAGAGACGATTTACATACCGTCGTACCACCCGAGCCCTTTAAGGACTGGAACGAGATCTTGATTAGGAGAGGTCCCGAGTTCCTTAAAACGGAGGCCGAAAAGATTGGCAAGCTAGATGGACTTCACCTAGCCTATCTAGCGTATGATAAAGGCCATGTCATTTGAGACAATGGTCTGATTCAAGGCAGTGAACTTAAGCTTGGCAACGTAAGTGCCCGTCATCGATCCAAGGGTTCCATCCAGAAGCTTTGGGTGAGTTTTAAGAGCTTCGGTGTCTAATGTAAATACCACTGTATTCTCGGAAGTTGTATCAACGAGACCCGACGTAGCCGAGTAGCCTGAAACTTCAACTCTAGCGTCTAGGTTTCTGTCTTGGTTTTTCTTGTAAATCTCAATCATTGGATCTGTCACTAATGATTGCTTAAACAAGTTAACTACGCTTCTATCGATATTCGCATTCTCTAGAGTAAACTCATTAGTGAATTTTAGATCAACTTTGGAGCCCAATACTACATGATTATTTTCAAGCCTAGTTGCCACTCGGAATAATAAAGGTTCAGTTACCCCAAAGAACCTATCTTCAGTCAGGGTGAACTCATTAATTATCGTGTCTAAGTCTGACCCAGCAACACGCTTTACCGTCCAAACATCAATATAGTCTCCAGTTGAAGAAACAGTATCAGCGATTACGGTATCACCCGAGAGATTAAATACGCCGCTCGGAGCAGGGCCTAGGACGCAGGCAAACTTACCCGTCTGAAGCTTATAAATGCCAGAAGAGTCTGAATTTGCGTTATAGTTGGAAGCGTCAAACCCGCTATCCGTGGTAAGGGCCGCACTGTTGGAAAAGTTCATCAAGACGCTTCCTGTGACAGAAGCTTTGATTTCCCCATCAGAGGTGATTACCGAGCTAGGAGACTGATTGTCGGAAGCGGCAAATATAGACACTCCACTAATCGAATGTGGATCAACGTACTGGCCGTCGTTGATAAAATACATTATAAGGGCGGTAGGCCCTAAAACAGTAGGTCTCTCGTGTCTTGTAGTGACTTGATTTCCATTAATTTTCATGCTAACTCTCCAGCTTCTTCATTTCTTCGGTATAGAAGTTGATAAAGGCTAAACGTTCTTTCTGAGTCATAATTTTTATGTCTGAGTAAGATAAGCCTACCTTATTTACTAATATATACGCTTGATAAAGAAGATCCTCCGAGGATAAACTGTTAGTTAGCTCACTGAAAAAAAACCGACATCTAAAGGCACCGCCATAGTTTCAGTATGACTGCACTCTGGGCATTCGAATATAAACCTGGGGTTGACCCCATATTCCCCCTTATTTATCTCAGATACTATCTTCTTAATGTCTCGGATATGCATCCTCTTTAATGCTTTCGAGATGAAGACAGGATCCTTGCTTCCGTTAATTGAGACCACGAATCGGTAGATATTTTTGTAAACTTCTTCCGAGTCACCCAAGAAAGCTTCTTCACGGCTCCTAGGGAATCTAACCTCAGCTTTAACCTTAAGCTTAGGCAACTCAATTTCTCTGGGATCACTCAAGTCATCGGGGACTTGCGTCATGTTTAAGTGCTCAGATAGGATTAAGGATGTTTTAATTTCAGATGTACAGGCTGGGCAAGTAATATTGAATTCGTAGTTTTCCCCGTAGGATATTTCTCTAACTTTCATCAGAAGAAACATCTTATCCATGAATAGTAATTCATCTACGTTTACCCCTTCAACTGTCTTTTCAAGAAGCTTTGAAACTATGTCATTGTTTGAATCTTTAGCATTCAATACTTTCTGCTCATCCAAGAATGTTAAAGGCTTAACCTCAACACCTTGAAAGCCTGGGTAGAATTTACCCTTTGAGGGCAGTTCGGTGATCGTCAGTGAATCTTCTGTTGAATTAGAAAATAAATCATTAAGAGCCGCTTCTCGTGGATCTTCTGACGAACTTTGGATTTGTTTGTTTACACTCATGAGACACTACTGTGGCAATTACTATTATAGTATATGAAAATAGTAGTAGGTAACTTAACGTCCACCCTAGAGACAGATAATCCTAAAATTATATCAGCGTTGAGAGAGAAGTATGCCTTCCCTGTCCCAGGGCATGAATATGCTCAGTCCTACAGGAATAGACGATGGGATGGTAAGAAAAGATACTTTGGAGCGAATGGTAAATTTAGAACAGGGCTGCTGACTCGTATTGTGAAAGACTTAGAGGAAATTGGAGCTACAGACATTGAATGGGAAAACAGGCCAGAACAGGAGGAGCCATTTATTCCCCCAGTCGGAAACTTTGAATACCGAGAGTATCAGGAAAGGGCCATCTACCGCTGCCTCAAAAAGAGAAGAGCGATTATCGACAGCCCCACAGGCTCTGGCAAAACCTTAATCATGGCAGGCTGCATTGCATCTTTACAGCACGGTCGAGATATTACGGGAGTTGTATTGTTTAGAGAGAAGGGAATCCTAAATCAAACATATGAGTTCTTTAAAAAGTGTGGTATTCGAGATCTAGGGTATAACTCTGGTGAAGGTTATGTTCCTGGAAAGATCATGCTTTCTACTGTTCAAAGTATCGAGCGGATCATCGACACTCACCTACAGGAAACTGAGCTTTTAATGGTCGATGAAGCTCACCAATTCTGTAGGGGAGAGACCACGGTAGCAGCCGTTGAGAGCTTCCCTAATGCCTCCTACAGGCTCGCATTCACTGCTACCCCTCCCAGGGAGAAGGCAAAGGATATCAACGCTAGAATGGTCTTAGAGGGCGCTTTCGGACCTGTTTACACCACTCGCACAGCAGAAGATCTCATTAAAGATGGGGCGCTTGCGAAGCCGATTATCCAAATCGTTGATAACACCCCTGTCTCGTCTGTTGCAAATGATCTTTCCTACCTTGAAATATACGACGAGTATGTAGTGAACTGCGACATACGTAACGACAAGATCAAGGAGATCGTGTCTAAAATATATAAATCCAACCCAGATGCTAAGATCCTAATTCTTGTAAAGAACTTGCAGCATATCGAAAACTTACAATCTAGGATTAGTAATTGCTACACTATTGAAGGGAAAGACGATATTGATAGTAGATATGATATTATCAATAAGTTTGTAAGAGATGATAACGCGGCCACCATTGTTGGTACAAATGTGATGCAAACTGGTATCAGCATCGATGAAATTACTCACATGATCAATGCTAGAGGATTATCAGGTGAAGTCCCAACTTTGCAAGGGTTGGGTCGAGGTATCCGTAAGGCTAAAGGTAAAGATAAGATGTATTTCTATGATTTTTACGATCGTATGCCTTACTTGGAAAATCACTCAAAGCAAAGAATACAACACTACAAAAGATTAAAGTTCGAGGTACACAATGTCAGATTCTGAAATTATTACGAAGGAAGCACAGGTTGATACAATCAATAAGATTACAAAAGATCAGAAAAACCTGATCGATGGCTGCATCGACTTGTTAAGTCACATGAAGGAGGACGGTAAGATTAATGAGTCCACCGTAAGAAATATTACGAGCTTAATAAGAGAGTTGGATTCTCTTCGTGAGCTTTTCTACACCCGCCTATTCAATTCACTTAAGCGTGGTGATATGCTACTGAATTAGGTCTCTACCTCTCGTAGTATTATTATGAGTCATCCGTAGCTGGTGCCAGTCTAGGAATATCTCATTACCATCATTTTGATTACTTGTACTCCAAGAGTTAGCGTTCCTTATTGCCCATCCAGCCCCTAGTCGATTAAACCTACTATCGGGAATGTTGTGATCTGCAAGGTTAAATGAGGCTTTCAAGACCCCGGAAACATAGAAATCCACGTTCTGCCAGTTCTCGTTACAGCTAACCTGAAGGACCTGGAACTCTTGAGCAGCAACCGTTACGCCCGTATCCGAAACTGTAGAATTACTATTGTCTGTAACTACCGCTGACCAAGTGGTACCACCGCCACCAGTACCTTGACCGTATTGAAATTCCATGGCGTATGTAGCTTCAGCATTGCTTGTCCCGTTTCTAATACCAAAGCACATTCTACCATCATTAGTACCGGCTTCCCAAAGACCACTGGGTGCAATTCTACTTGTGAATGATATTGCACAAGAGCTAACAGCAATAGCAT